GTCAAGTGGGACAAGCTCTATCGTGAGGAATCAGCCGCTATCATGATGGCGCTCACCAACGGCACGCCTGATCAGATGCGCAATGCGGTTGCAAAAGCACAGAAACCCAACGATAAGGTTATCGATCAAGGCGCTGACTTGCAGAAAGATAATCGAGGGTGTGACTGATGATAGGATCTAACTGCTCCCTTGATATAGCGGACGTTGCTCTGAAGAATCCGCCAGAGGCTCCGGTCTTCTTGGATCCTGTGCAGAACATTGGGGCACTGTCATCATGGCTCCGTCCAGCGACCGCTGTTGCCCGGAAGAGCAAGTACTTTGCGCGGATGCACAAGGCGACCAACGACAAGATCAAGATGCGCAATCTCCTCATGGCTGACTATGAGGATATGCTGCACGAACTGGGCCAGCTGCCGCAGGAATCCAAGGACAGGATCAATGCGGTCGTTGAGTATCTCCGCTTGTCCAGAACCGCTGTGCGCGACACTGGCCGTAACTTTGCCCTAAAGACCCGCGAGATTCGCAGGGTAGGTGCAGACGGTATCGAGCGGCTGTTTACTCCAGAGCTATCAAAGCCCGGCCAGACACTGAAGCTGGACGCGAATGAAACCCGCCTGCTGCACGAGACGCGAGACTATCTGGATAGTCGCTATACCCTGAATGCTAAGTCTCAGCTGGCGGCCCTTGGTTACAATGGTGAGTACAGCCGCGACAGTATCGAGAAGGGTGTCGAGGATGATACCTTTCGCGATGAGCTATTGCGCCTGTTTGACGCTATCGAATCGCAGCGCCTCATATCGTATATCCCGTTCATGCGCTCAGGCGATACGCGCATCATGGTCTATGGCCCTGACGGAACTATAGACAGCGGTGCTTTCTTTATGCTGGATAGCATGCAGTGGCTGAAGGATCTGGTTGGCCCGAAGATTGCGAAGATGATTCCTGATCCAAATGTCAACGCAAAGATTGCTGAGATTCAGGAGAAGTATCCGTCCAGCGAGGGATACAAGGTTGTCGTGAGCCGCAAAGCTGCCGACGTGAATGAGCGCCTAACTATCGATGACTTATCCAGCTTGGACAAATTGTTGAACCTGATGGATGCCAACGCTGGGAAGATCATCAAGAATTACTTCGACCAGACAATGGGCGGCATGTTCTCTCAAGAGACTATCGGTGGACTGAGCGCGGAGAATGCGGGGCAGGTTGCGCGTGGCGTGATCGCGGGCCTTCCAAAGAGCGTGCGCTCTGTTCTGATGCAGGATCTTATCTCCAGCTTCATGAAGCAGTCTCGCGATATTCCGGGCTACGATACGAACTTTACGGATCGGCTGCTCGATTACAACCGCATCGTCGCGTCAACGGTTTCGCACCGGATGTACCGTGAGGAATATTCTGAGGCGTTTGATGATCTGAAGCGTAATGTCGGGGATGCTGAACGCAATTACGCCGAGGGCTGGGATGAGTATGTCGATACCCCTGAGCGTGCCATGTGGCGTGCGCTCCGGACGATTGGCTTTTACAATTCCATGTGGGGAAGCATTGCGTCTTCTGCTGTTAACGCCATGTCTGTCTGGACAGTCACCGCCCCGCAGATGACAATTATGAAAGGCTCTGCCGGCCTCGATGTTTATAAGATGTCGGTTCAGGTTATCGCCGGATTCCGTGGGCAGGTTGGTCATGGAATGCACGTTGATCCATACGCAATACCGGGCCTGACAGATGAAGAGCGCGAGGCTCTTATCCTTGCAAACAAGCGGGGAACTGTCCGGGCCCAGATGAACCCAGAGCTTATGGGCGTTGAGAGCCAAGCTATGGCGTCCCGTGGTGGCAAGATCAAGCAAACCGCAAGTCGCTACTTCCAATATGGATCTAGCGTTATCTCTGTCACTGAAGAGATGAACAAGGCAGCTGCGTTCATTGTGGCATATCGTTACGCCAAGGATCCCAAGGCTCTGAAGAACTGGAAGGAAGCCTACGGACAAAACGAACGGGCCAAGATTATCATTGAGCAGGGCTCTAATCCTTATGATGTCGCCGAGTTCATGGTCGAGACGGCTACGTTTATGGGTGGTCAGATAGAGAAGCCTCCTGTCATGCGCGGAGCTGGCGGCGTGCTTCTGCAGTTTTCCCAGTACGCTTTACAGACTATGTTCTTGCTGTCGGAAAACCTTCGCAAGCAGGGGCCTCGCGGTAAGGTAGCCGCTATGTTCACGATCATGACGATGTGGACTGTGGCTGGTCTTCTGTTTGCGATTCCATTTGGCGACGACGCAATCAACGTCTTCCAGTATATTTACAACAAACTAAATGGGACAAAGACGGACTTCCGCACGGAAGGCCAATTAATGCTGGCTGAGATGTTTGGTGGTGATGAAGACGCTCGTCGCGATGCCGAGGCAATCTTCCGTGGCCCATCACGCTCATTGTTTGGTCTGAATATCAGTGAGCGTATTGGCTTCACGTCCATTGTTCCGGAATTCGAAGATGGTTTCGGGATTGTCCCTGCGCTATCAACTAGCGTTCTAAAGATCCAAGAGTATCTTGATCGGCGCGCATCTGGGGTGCAGCCGATTGGTGCTTACGTATCGGCCGTGTCACCGTTCATTGGTAAAGGGCCGACGGATTTGCTGAAGGGCTTCGTTCAGTACCCAGCAGAGGGTGTCAGGACGCGCTACGGTACGCTCATAAAGCCAGCTGAAGAAATGGGCTTCTTTGAAGAGCAGCTTCCCCGAGGAACAGGTTTCCAATCGGCTGGCATCGCACGCGAAATGCAGGCGAAGCAGGCTGCAAAAGAAATTACTGAGTCAACGCGAAATGCAGAGCGCAACAATACACTGCGTCTTGGCAAGCTACTAGCCGATGCAATCAAAGCTGAAAAAGCTGGCGACCCCAAGAAGGCAGAAGCAATTCGCGTGAAGTTCGGCGAAGAGATGAATGAAGTTGTCAAAAAGTATGCAGCCCAAATTCAAACTGGTAATCTAGAAGATGCTGTTAAGCCGCCGACAGAACAGACGCTTAAAAGTGCAGTGATGGCAGAACTGTATCCGGGCATGAAGCTAGATAGAGTTGGAAAGCTAAAGCAGCAGGCGGTCATCGATGCTTACCGGGGCATCTTGGTTGAGGAAGATGAAGACGATCTTATCCCCGACGAAGAAGATGATTACGCAGATGTGGAAGGCGTCGATGAAGACGCCTTCCCCAGTAATTAAAACGGAACGTCGTCGCCATCTAAGTCACGCGCCTTGTAGCCCCCAGACTTAGCCGCTGGGGCCTGCTGCTGGCCAACATTATCCTTGGGCTCATACATCGAGACGATGATGCTCTCACGGCCTTCGTTGCCACCAACACCAGCTGGATTAAACGTGCGGTCGAGCAGAAGGTAGGGGCCATTGTCCCCTTCCATCATGACACCGACATTCTTGAAGCGGCCTTTGGTCTGGCCTTGGCCATCTGTGTATTCGCCAACCTTGACGACGAGATCATACTTTTTACCCATTTACTTTCTCCTACTTAAAAAACTTCATTAACTTAGTGGTATTGCGTGGGGCCATCAGCTCTGCTTCTTCAAGCATCCCTTCGTGCAATTCGCGCCATGCTTCGCGTTCTTCTGGAGACAGGCTGGCGACAAGCTCACATGCTGTGTTCGCCCAGCCGTCCCAATCGGTCATGCCTTCTTCATCATCGCCCGCCTCCAGTATATCAATGTGCAGCGGGGTCTTCTGAGCAGGCGCAGCCTTGGCAACAATCTTTTCCTCAAGGGTCTGCACCTGAGCTGCTGCCACTGGAACATCGTTGAAGTCAGTGATGTCCATTTCACTGCCGCTATATTCATCAGCCTCGATGATACCTTCAGCCTGATTATCAACCATCACTGCGCGCTGCGCCTCAGTGGACAGCGGCATATACTTGCTGGCCCTGCGCACGACAGTCTTACGCCACATCTCAGCCTCATCCGTCTTCCAAGGGCCAACGATAGTGCCGTCCTTGGTCTTAGACGATGAGCGGTCGCGAATGGCAAGGATCTCTTCCTTGCTCATGATCTCGAACTGTGACTCGCCGTTCTTCAGTTTCCATACGCAGTATGCGCCGATCTTCTCACCGCGATCCGACAGACCATGCTTGTGGATGATGCGCGGATCGATGCCCTGCTCGACCTCGAACACATCCTTGGCGTACACCAGACGGCTCTCGATCTTCAGAACCTCACCAGCTTGCAGAGCCAGCTTCATCAAGCCCTTATAGCGCGGACGGAACTGGGCGACATTCTTCTTCATGCGGCCATCCCAGACCTTCAGGATGTCAGCTTCACCCATGTTCTTATTGAGCGACAGGCCCAGCTCTGCGGCGTTCAGACACGCCTTCAGTAGCGAACCACGATCACAGTCCAGCAAGTCCATGTTATCAGCGACAGCAGCCACTACGATAGCTTGGAACTTATCGACCGTCATAGCCTGCGGCAGTAGGCTGCGAAGGTGGCCCTCGCGTGCGACTAGCTCTTGCTTAAACCGATCCATCGGCTTGGCAGGAACGATCTCGTTACTTTGCATTTTTCATTTCCTCTTCCAAATCTTCAATCATCAACTCGATAGCACGCTCGACAGTAGCTCGAAGCGTCGGCTTCAAAGGATGCTTGGCTGCAACATCGCGCAGCCTTGCCAGCAGATCCCTGCTGACCCTCATCATAACAACATCTTTCATCAGGTGATCCTTACCGCTGTGTATCCGGAACGCTTTCCAGTCATAGTGCCAACCATGTCCGGCGTGATTTCCTTGCCGGGATTGTTTGGCACATTGCTGATTGTCATCTTATGTTCACCGCACTTGACCGAAGCCTTGTCCTGCGATGTGTTCATAAGCTCCAGCTTCGCACGGGCTTTCATCAGAAGCGCACCCTTCGCCTCGTCGGCGCGGGCTACTGCGTCCTTTTCATCCTGCTTGGCAGTCTTATAGTCCAAGAAGAGCAGCGCGTCTCCGTCATCGAGGACAATATCGCTCTTAGGTAGCGTCCCCATCAGCTTCGTAATCGCGTCCACATCGGTCGTGTAATCCGGATCGGGCTCCTTGCCTTCATCAATCGATTTCCAGAACAGCTTGATCTCATGCTTGATAGCATCAATGATGTTGTCGTTGCGCGGGATCTTCATGCGGCGCGGCTCGTCATCGATCAGGGCCACAAGCCATGCGTGATCCGATGTCGTACAAGCCAGCTGGTGCTGCACCTGAAGCAGATAATTCTCAGGCGCCTCATCGATCTCTTCACCATTATAGCGCCAGCCATAGCCACGGGCAGACCACTTGATCTCGACGGGCGCTCCAGTGTGCGCGATGTAATCAAACGACGCTCCCATACCGGGACAGTCATCGACCGTGTAATAGTCATTAACCTTTGCCAGCTCCATCGACCAGCGGTGCGCCGCCCAGTTGGCAATGCCACTCTCAAGGAATGTCCCAGCTTGCACAGCCTTATTGCCTGAGATGTCTTCCGGCGGCAGCTTGCCAGCCTTCTCCATCCATAATTGCCAGCGGCTTGAATAGGGCGATAGCCCAAACAATGCAGCAATATCGCTCCCGCCAATGTGCTGGGAACGCAACTCGTGCCAGTGCTTCTGGTCACGTACTTGAATTATAGCCATTTTTATTCTCCGGTTATGGCCGTATCTAGTCGGCCTACACATGGCATACAGATGTCTACGGAGTTATGTCAAGCCCTTTGTAAACATCTTCAACAGATCGGGCCAGTATGTATATTCCTCCGCGCTTTTCCCACGCACTCTGCCATGCTGCTTGAGCAAGGCGCTGCTTCCCCTTCTCAGTCTTGACCTCGATAGCGAACGCTCGGCCCGGTGTTATAACGCCAAGCAGATCGGGCGTCCCTTCAGGTGCGGACTGAATTACACGGGCTCCACCATCCAGCGGTCGGAACTTACCCACGTTGATGCGGAACATCATGATGTCCTGCCTCTGGCCTAGAGCGAGTCGAATCTCCTGCTGGATTGCGGCTTCACTGGCCATGCCGCGCTTCTACCCTGTAGTCCTTGGCTACCAAGCCGTCCTTGCCGTTGATCAAAGCGGCCTCGACCCAGCCCCGCTTACCTGATTTGTAAGTCCTCCAGTGTCCGCGCCGCAGATGCGTTACAGGAGATGCGTGCGTTCCACCCTTGGATTCCGTGTAAACCTTACGCTTCCCGGTGATCGTGATGATCTTATAGGTAAACAGCGGCGGCTTGCTGCGGAGCCTTCTTAGTTTCTGCGCTTGAGCATCAGGCTTTTGTTCGACAATCTCAGTCTCATACTGGGATAGGGCCAAGCAGAAGTCCATATAAACGCATAGCTCTTGATTTACGTTAAGAAGCTCCATCGAGGCATATTGCTCTAGGGTAATCGGTACTTTTACAGATGAGAGTAGATTGCTCCAGCCCTCTCTATATTGAATGGCGTCGTCGTCGTAAAAATCCCTTGGCTTTGTTCTGCTCAGGGCGAAGGTTCGACCGTATATAAAGCGCCAGTAGAGATTAGGTGGCTGCCACATGTCATGATCATCTGCATAATATGAAGGGAAGAGACTCACTCCATCTCCATCATCTACAGCCATAACCAACCGCTTAGTTGATGGCGTTTGTCCAAGAGAAAGAGCGCTACCCCCTTCTCTGTATTCTATGACCGTCGTGGGGAATGGAGGCCGAAGGATGCCGGTATCGATGACAACCTCATCGCTTGCTTTGGGCAGGATGTAGCCGCCATGAGGAAGCTGAAAATGAATGGCGTTCGCCTGCAATCTTTTCCTGATCTTATTGAAATAAGCTGCACCCCTAGCGTTCTGTTTCGCAAACTTCTTTAGGTCATCACAAAACTCATCTGAAAAATAGCCAACGCTCATTGTAAAGTTTCCTTCTTCCCGTCATTATTTAACTGCTCCAGCGCCGCTTCAGTCGCGGCCATCATGGCGGCAAAACATAGCCGGATGCTGATGTCTTCAACCTTCCGGTCTTCATGCCACTGATCGATCACATGCAGCATCTCAAATGTCAGCGCATGGATCAGCGATAGCGGCACAACTACCGAATGGAACTCTTCGTCTTCCCCGCTGTCATCTTCCATATCGATGCCCTCTCTTCTGCCGTCAGGCCATTGGTTGTCTGAGCATCACGCATACCCACCTTCTTGGCAAGGCGTGATGCCTCTTGCCCGCAGATAACATTGAATGCCCACTGCGTCGGGTTATTGTAGCCGCGCTTGCGGGCCACACTGGCTAGAACCCTGAACTTCTTCTGCATCATATCTTCAGCGGTTTCAGCTTCAGCTTCGCCATCTCGGTGCGTCTCAACCAGATCCCCATCCACATGCTTCACGGCTCTGCCCATGACAGGATAAACGTGACCGCACATAGGGCATGTCGGTGTCGGCTTATGAACCGCGAAGCAGGCAGTGCATGTCCGGACAGACACGACCTTATCGTTACTCTTGCCGTTGTTCGCAACGAACCCATCAGCAAGGCTCCAGTCCCTGTCATCGTCAATGAAGCCGTGCCTTGCGGTGTTGCCTGCATGGTCAAGGATAATAGTCCTCTCCTTGTCGGGGTGCGGCCTGATCGCTCGACCGCATTGCTGCAGGAACAACCCAAGGGATTTCGTCGGGCGCAACAGGATCGCGACCTCAACGGACGGGAGATCGAAGCCCTCGCTCACTAGATCGCAGCTCGTCAGGATCTGAACACGGTCTTCCTCGAACGCTTTCAGAACAGCATCGCGCTCAGTATCATCCATGCCACCGTCAATGTGGCTGGCTGCGTGTCCTGCATTACGGAAGTCTTCGGCCACATCCTTGGCGTGCTTAACGCTCACGCAGAACGCGATTGCCTTCTTGCCCGGTGCGTACTTGCCATAGTGCTTGACCGCGCTGCCCGTAATGATTGGCTTGTCCATCGCGTCTTCCAGCTGCTTTGATACGTAATCGCCCATGCGCGTGCCCACAGAGCCCAGATCCGGTGCGCTTGGTGCATAGACCACGGCTTGCGATAGGAAGCCCTGAGCAGTCAGCTCTGCGACCGTAGGGCCCATTACCATATCATCAAACATCTGGCCCATGCCCTTGCCGTCGAGCCGCGCAGGCGTAGCCGTAACACCCAGCACACGGGCGGTCGGAAAGCCAGCAACAACCTTACCCCAGCTGCTGTCAGGCGTAAAGTGATGCGCCTCATCGCCGATGATCAGGTCGAACGGCTTCATCGTCTTCATGCGCCGCACCAGCGTGAACACGGATGCCACCACTACATTGGCAATAGGAATGCCCGGAGTGCCGCCAGCTAGGATAGCGTGCGATACGCCCACTTTCTTCAGTGCGCCGCTGATTTGCTTGAGCAGCTCACGCCTGTGCGCCACGATTAAGATACGCTTGTTGTTCTTCGCCATGCCCGCCGCGATGTAGCTGAAGATCACCGTCTTGCCCGATCCCGTAGGGGAAACGAGCAGGGTTTTCTTATGCCCACTGCGAAAGCTGTCGCGCACAGCCTGAACGGCTGAGTCTTGGTAGTCTCTAAGCTGAACCATATGTTTCCTTATGTGGCAGACTTCCTTCGCCCCGGCCTGCCAGCGGAGTCCCAAAGTGCCTAACGACACGACCGAAGTTGTTTTTCCTCTAGCAAGTGGCGCATATTGAGGCGCCGAGCCTCGCGCTCAAGGCCTTGAACCTTTCGTCGGGCAAGCTCCAGCTGCGTAGGCAGGATCCTGATTCGGTATTTCATGTATCTTAATTCTTCGTCGGTCATTTGCTTTCCCTTACTCTGCCCGCCAAACTTGCGTGGATGTCTTGATGTCAGTCGGCCAGCCCGTATCTTCAGTGAAGCTACGCTCCTCGAACAGAACCATATTCGTCGGTCGGATCAGCAGCCGATCACCCGTCGTTCGCATGAACATGAACTCTTTCGATTGCTCTGGTGCTTGGCTGAAGCCATCGCTGTGTGGGCAGGCGGTGAACAGGCAAGTCGCTCGGTCGTCGCCGTAGTCGTAACGCGCCTCTAGATTCACCAGATACTCGTATCGAATCAAATCGAACTGAGTGCCGTAGCAATCCCAGCAAGCCGCCTGCTGCAATGTCCACGAAGGCTCAGGTGTTGCGCTAAATGCCAGTGCATGTGGCGGAAGCCCTCTGAAGACCGCCCCACATTCCAGCATGATATGGCATCCCCACGCTCGGTCGGGCTCAGACCTTAGGGCGAACCATACCGCAGGCTCAAAGCCCTTACCTTCTTTGCGTATGAACGAGCTGTCCACATAGACATAGAGGTGATGCGGTAGGTTTCTGCTGCTCATGCGCCTTACTTCCGGCGCTTGAGAAAGCGGCCAGTCTTAGGGTCGCGCATGATAGCATTGCGCTTCCAGTGGTTAGCATCATTGACCGCCTCCCACAACAGGAACAGGGTAAACATTTGCACGCCAAACATTATGGCAATTAAGACTTCACAATAGTTCATTACAATTTCCCTTTCTTCAATTTCCTATAACGACATTCTACTGAAGCAATCGTTAGGCCCATTTGCTGCGCCATGTAGGCTGGCCTTAGCCCTTGCTGGTAATACTCCAGAAGCTGTGCATCTTTCTCAGGTGTCCATACTAATCTGGGCATTCTATTTTCCGCAAGAGCGAGCGCAGTTCCGTTACAGCAGCAAAGATACTAGGCGTTACATGCACATCATTATTCATGCAGGAGTCAATAAAGGCGCTATGAATATCGATACGCCCTTGGATGATGCCTACAATACGGGCGCGCTCTTCCATGCGATGACGGGCAAAGGTCTTGACATCTTTGCAGTGGTCATGGGTGCCTCGTTCATAGAACCTTGCGACGCCCGGATTCAGCGAACCAGCCGCAACTCGGTCGGACTGTGTAATACCCGTCACCCTCCCCGCTCCTTCAGGTGTTCGCACTCTTCGATCTGAATGCTGATCAAGTCGCTTATTACCGTGCCGACATTATCACGCAGCCATGACACAATTCGGGCACGCTCGATCTCTGCGCCGCGCTCCATAGCGCGTTCAAGAAATTGCGGCAGATTCTGGCCGGACACATACAGCTTCCCGTCAATGTCCATTGCCTCGACTATATCATTCATAGCGCCAGACCCGAACGCCGCCATCGGACTCACGGGCAATGAACTTCTTGCTGTTGCGACGACCCGCATGGGAAGCAGTGCTGCTCATCGAGCGAAGCGCAACGTCCTTAACAAAGAAGCTCTGGCCTACATCCAGCTGCGACCAAGGGTATTTCTCTCGGCGACCATTGTGCTGCCGCGCAGCAGGGATCGCGTGTTCATTTTCAATTTCAAAGCTCATACTATTCTCCGTTCATCTTATAAATATTACACATTCATCAATGCAATTCAACCTAGAAGTTACGCCTACGGCGCTCGTCTTTCAACAGCCTTTCAGCAGTATCCAAGCTAATGCCAAACGCAGCGGTGATATGGTGCGGACGCTTGCCCAGAAGCGTAGTGTCTGGCCAATCGCGGATGATCCTGAAGGCTAATTCCTCGCCTTCGCGTTTGTTCTTTATTCCCATAGTCCTACTGGCCACTCCTGCTTAGGTAGATAAATTGCCCGTGATGTTGCGCCGCCGAAGCGAACACTATCCGTGCTTCTCTTTGCGTATGGGTGACGCATTAAAACGCCAGCCCAACCCTCGAAATAGACAGACGTTTGCATGATCCGGTTCATGGACTGAATGCTCTGGCCTACCCATACGCCCGTGACGCTTCCGTGTTCACGCTCGATCTTCATTCCATAGCGTGCAAGAGTCGCCTCCGCTACCTTCAACCGAACATCCGTTGTGTCATCGCGGGTGAAGCAAACAAGCATCAGCTCACCAATCGTGCGATCCTGCGCACCATTAACAGTCTCAACCCTGATCATACTACCCACGATATGATGCAGCAGGGCAACGTCTTCCCGCTCTGACTTTACCTGCAGGAACTCATCAAGGTTCACCGTGTTCAGATACTTCTCGCACTGCTTCAGGTCTAACCGCTTCGTGCTATACAGGCTATGGCATCCAGCCATCAGCGTCCCCAGCTGGTCACCAATACGGCGGTTCGCCAGCATAACGGCAATCGTTTCCTTAAAGATCTCCACGTTATGACGCAGCGTAAACAGATTGTGCAGCTGTCTCGCCACCAATCGCTGTGGCATATCATCCGGGATCTCCGATGCAAGGCTCAGAAAGTCCTTGAACTCCAGCTCTTTCTTCTTGCGCTCGTCATAACTGTAGCTCTCCAGCGGCTTGATCGTCAGCACTGCCGTTCTGGAAAGGTCAGCCGCTTCCTTCAGACCAACGCCAATCGATGACATCAGGAACGACGACCGCATCGTAAACGTCTGTGCGCTATGGTTCGCAGAGCCCTTCATAATACGGCCACGCCCCTCACTCGAAGCCTGTCGCATCAGATCCATAACAGCCTTACGACGCGCCTCGTTTTGCTGCTTCTGCTTATCGTCACCCTCGGCCTCATCAAACACCACAGGCATAGCATCATTACGCAGCAGCTGACGGATACCAGCCTCAGTCGTTGCCCCTATAGGATAGATGGCCAGATCCCCAAGGCACGCGCCAGCAATCTCATTCACAATCGTAGACTTACCCGAACCCTGATTGCCCGTTACCCATGCGTGCGTTCGCCATTGTAAGCCACCGCAAACAACAGCGGTCGCAATCCAGCCAGCCAACAGGTCGCCATAGATCGGCGCATCCCAGCGCACCTTGTTGCACAGCTCGCGGATCATGCGGCCATCGTCGTCGCTTGCTTGTGCATTGTAATCGTCAATGTTTAAGATCAGATCGACATTCTTCTGATAAATCCAACGGCTCTTAAAGCGCACAAACGGAATCTCTCGCGTCTCGACGTTAGGCCTACTCACCACCAGCTTACTACCAGCATTCATCACGGCTCGATCAACGCCATCCTCGGCCTTGTCTATCCAGATACCGCGCCCACGCAGCCGCTTGGGATCATAGACCCCCAACTTATGGCAGCTATCCATGATCTGTATACCAGCCTGTATCCAATCAACGCCTTTGCCGTCAGGCTTACCCTGCTGGCTACCCCAGTGCGCTACGCTACCAAAGATATTTACACAGCCCTTCTGGCCCATCAGGCGGTCGGGATCAAATATCTCCACCTGACCACGCTGCTGCGTCTGCAGCATAAATTTGTTGTTGTCATAGCCCAGCGGTCGCCACTCGCGATCCGCATCCTCATCATAATCGATGATCTCTTCTTCTTTGACGGGCTCATCAAGCACAGCCACAGCAGCACGCTTCAGCTCTCGGCGCAGCAGTCCCGTAATGTTCTCCGGCTTAACCTTCGCAGGTAACGCATCGCCCAGATCCCAGCCGTCAGGAAACGCAGGGCTCAACCCGACAATCGAGACAGGCACAGCGTAACGCGCAAGAATGTTCTGGATCTCTATCGCCGCTTGCGCTCCAGCACTGTCATTGTCAGGCCAGACGACAACGCTATGCCCCTCTAGTATGGCCCAGCTGGTCTGCTCTACAGCATTTGCACCACCCTGCCATGTCGCCACAACCCAGCCCTCCGGCAGATACTGCGGCGCTGCATCAGCGGCCTTCTCGCCCTCGACAAGTAGCACAGGCGCACTCGGCGCAGACGCAATCATATCACTGTTATACAGCGGTCGGTTCGGCCCGAAGCCTGAAGTGATATACTTCTTGCCGTCCCAGACAATCGGTCGGATCTCTTTGCGCTTACCTTCAGGATCCCAACGCGCCACCGCACCAAAGGCAGAGCCATCGGCAATCCGGTAAATCCACATCGAGTCCGGCTCACCACCCAGCGCAGTCTTCAGCTTCGCAGGAACCTCAATGGGCTCCGGCATGGGCGTGACTATGCTCGGTGTGTCGGTTATGTCCTCGGCCTTGACCGCCGTCAGGTCTATCTTACGCATGGTTCATGCCCAGCATCTCTGCGAATCCTTTTAATGTTTCATGCAAGCTATCCCCGAATAGCCTCATAGACAGGTCGATCATGTCGCCATGCTCACCAGTCGCGAAGTCTTTCCACCGCCCAGTGCTAAGGGAAACCCCCAGCGAAGCGTTGCGATCAGTGCGCCAAGGCGCAGTGCAGACAAACCAATTACCCTGCCGCTTGCCATTGGGTAGCCAAGCCTTGCACAGTGCCTCGATGTGTGTGGAACTCAAGCGATCCTTAATATCGCTTATAGATATTGACCGGAGATTGACGGTCTTACCAGTGGCGGGGAAAGGGATTCGCTCACTGGAAGATATGTGGTTTTTAGGCAAGCCTTGGACATTGCCACATTTTCCGGTCATGTCCTTAATACCTTTCTATAATCGCGCCGTCAAACGCACAAACACTAATGCTGGCATAGCAAAACGAAACTGACAAGCCCTAACCTTCGCTGTCGTAAACGCCGCCTACAAAACTATATCGATGAAAGCGGATAGGAATCGCCTCGGTGCGATACACCTTCCCCGCAGCATCCTTCCATTTCCCGTGCTTATCCAGCCGGATACGGAACGTCAGTGCTTGCGGGTCAGACGCTATCGTCCACTCCTGCTCTTTCTCGTTCGTGCAGTGGCCCATGATCATCGCTGGTCGCCAACCTTTCTTTAGGTCAGCGATCATCTCGCGAATCACAAGCTCATGCCCACTTATATATTCCACTACCTCAAAAGGGATAGTCCCCTTCTCCTCATAGCGGTTAGCAAATTTGTGAACCATGATGGATCAAAGGCCCAGACGCGCACGAACCGCTTGCCTAAGCATTATCGGCGTGAAGCCCCAGATCTTAGTCGCAGAGCTATACTCCGTCACCAACACCTTGATTTCACTATCTATTTCCTGCAGCTTCCGCGCTGCCTTATCGCGCTGCTCGAAGGCTTTGCGCGCTTTCAGTATCACTTCTTTATCAGTCATCACAATAACTCCAGTATCTCTGCTTTGTCCGTGCAATCCGCGACTACCTCGTCAGCGTCATTGCCATAGACAAAATAAATTGCGCCGATCCGTTTGCCGTCAGCGTTCGCCACATACAACCACTCTTCATCGCAGTGTCCCAGCCCAGCCATAACCTCTTCAAGGTCATCGCTATGCAGAACAGGAGACTCCTCGCCGTCAAACACTGTCAACAAATAGCCCTTGTCCAACGCGCGCCCCACTATCTGTTTCACTACGAAACGCTCTTCGGTGTCCATATCGTCCTCCGTGGTTCTCTGCGGCCATACGCTACTAGCGTATCCATCGCCTTGTAGTAGTCATCCCACAGCGAAGGATCGATGTCGGTGCTATCATCGCCGCTAACGTGTTCATCAATCGAATTGACAATCAGATCCAGCATATCCAACAGATCGTCTGCGTCTGCTGCGTCCAGTTCCCTCATTTTCTATCTCCTGCAAACGCTTCGAGCGTCTCAAGCTCTTCCAACATGGCCCTCATGCCTTCACGCAAAATGGAAAACGAGCCCTCCTCTGCAATGATCTGGCGCAACTTATCGTCGATCATGTCAAAGAATTGAGCGGAATCCGTAAACGCCTCCTGAAACCGATAGACGTTCGCATCCACCTTGCTTGCGACCTCGGCCTTAACCATCATCTCAATCTGCGGACGCAACACAAACATAATGCTCTCCGCGATAGGCGCTCGGTTCAAACGATACAGCGCCAGAAAATCATCCCTCTCCATCATCAGCCTCCACCAGCTTCATGGCCCACAAAATCTCTTCCTTGCTAATCGCTTTCAGCAAATCCTTCAGCTTCACCCGTGCGTCAAGCTCATCACTCGCCATCACGGAAAAGCCCAGCGTGAAATCAAACTGCTCCATATCAATATGCCTTCCCGTTTCTATACTCGATAGTGGTAACTTCGCTGGCGCGTTCGTCGATCACTGTCCAAAGCCGATCATCTTCCTTGCTCAAGGTCAGCGCAGCCCACATAGCGTGCGAACCATACTCAAACCGCGCAACCAACTTGCAATCCAATTCTAAACGCACATTCATGATGCCTCTTCCTCTCCCATCAAGCGTTCCCAATCGTCGCGGTGAACCTTGATCCACAGACAATCCTCGAACTCCTCCATAACCTCGGCGTTCCACAGCACATCGAAGGCCAGCGCCACTCTTTCCCAATCGTTCATCCGTCTATCTCCTGCAAAAGCTGGCCGACCTCTGCAACGAAGCCGTCATTCGTTTTCGCGAAATGCTCGTAATCGTAAACCAATCGCTCCAGAGCGGTATACATCCGCTTATAGTGCCCCTCCATCGCCAAGATCGCGGTCAGGTTCTCTACGCTATCGTCATACAGCTCGCCTTCATTGTTTACGGCATTGCCCATCAGCACGCATTTGTTGCTCTGCAGCAGCTCGCGCACAGTGCGGAATATATCGTCAGCCATCACGCCTCTCCTTCTGCCTTTGCTATCGCGGCCCCTATCTGCGCCAAGGCTTCATCTTCCTCGCCTTCATGGTTGCAGACCTCAAGCCGATCCCTCGCCAATTCCAGCGCGTCCAACAAATCAGGCGCAGCCATTATCAGCCGTGCGTTCGCCTCGTGATCGCTCTCGCTTACAGTCTCGTCATCGCAATCGATCATGCAAACACGATAGTCGCCCAATGCTTTATCGGTGGCAAAAACATCTAGGTTCCCCATCGAAACGCAGCCGTCAATATACCATTTATTCATCATCCCACTCCTCAAACGCAAATGCGAAACAATCGCGCAAATCCTCGTCCTCGCAATCGCCAATCGGTGAGTTCACCTCTGAACCCGCGCCATAGCGCCCAATGAAGTCAAAGCCCGTCTCGCAATACTTCGCGTCCACAACCAGCCCCTGATCCTCGGCATAGCGATACGCCTCAACAGGTGGCGACCATGCGCTATCAAAACGAAACGCAACGCTCTCGCCCTCGTCATCAATGTCAACGTCCTTAACGTCCCATTTCGTCCCCCAGTGCTCAACGCTCCAGTCATACCAGTTATTCGTGCCATGCTCCTCGCGCTCGGACTCGCCCACGTTCCCCCGAAAGACGTTCTCCGGCATCGGGCGAATCGCGTTAAGCAACTCCCCTCTGCCAGCGCCCTCAATCAGCGCGTCCAACTTCTCTCTCGGCCCCGTAAACGTAACCACATTTTCACACCAATTCGGCATCATCTATCTCCCTCGTCTAGTGTTTCAATCAGATCGAACACCCGACTATCATCGCCGCGCACAATCGAACCCAACAATTCCAAGAGGCCGTCACGCGCCTCCATCTCACCATCCGCGCCAATATAAAAATCCGCGCTAAAAACATATGTCGCCATCATCCGTCTCCTAACAACAATCACAGTCAGCCAGCGCCACACCATTGCGGCACAATTCAGCCTCTGGCCGATACGCATCGATATTCATCGCCGCAATTTCATACCAGTTTACGCTATTCAAAAACGCCTCGGCATAATCCAACGCAATCCCAGATGCCTGTGCGCCAACAGTCTCTAACGCCATCTCGCGCAAGCTCTGGCCCAGATCGTATGCGTCCATCTGGTTGTCGCTGGCATAGTCACCATCGAACATCTCCAGATTAACGCGCCACGTTTCGTAATTCGTCCAACCGTTATAGGTGTTATCACTTTCCATCTCGAATCCCTTTCAATCTATCTGTAATACCGCAAGCCATCATCCGGCGCGATAAACCAACGCTTCATTATGCGCGTCCCCTTGTGGCAACATTCCTCCGGCGAAAAATCCCGATAGTGCGTTGCGCCCAAGCCAAACCGAACCTCGCTAGGTGTCGGTGGCCTATGATACGAAACATATTCAACGCCATCGCGCAGGGGCAACGTCATCACGCTTCCCCTTTCGCTGCCTTAATCGCCGCCGATGCAATAAACCGCATCCCTATCGCCGAACCGCCATTTAGCTCCACCTCAACAATGCGCTCCAGAGCCACCAGCATATTAGCCACAGTCTGCCGAGCCTCGATCAGCTCCGCCAGCGTGTCGCGAATGGAAGCCCGTTCAGGGGCCTCCAACGCCATAACCGCATAGTGCAGCGAGCTCACCGCATCGCGCATCACATTATTAACATCAGCCATCACGCCGCCTCCTTCGTCACATAACGGCGGACAGTCGCCCATGCCCGTTCAACCTGATCCGCAGGGAAATATTCGGGGAAGCTCACCACTACGCATTGCGCCGCGCAATCCTCCTCAAACCATTGCGATGAACCAGACCAATAGGCCGCATAGTCTTTCATCTCTTGCGTGATACGGGGAAGCAATTCACGCGCTACCCAGATGCCACCATGCGATGCCGTCGAAACATAAATGATACCATCGGCAATGACTTCTTCGTCCTGCACGATGCCCCAAGGGGAAGACTTTCCATTCAACGTAAACGTCATTTCAAATACCCTTTCTCAATTCATTCGATTACAACGTCACATTGTAATCTGTCACCATTCATAGTTTAGCCGAATTGCATCTGTCAACAACAAAATATCATCCGAATGCAAACAATCGCATCATCCTTTATATTTTACAAAATGTCACGGTTTTGCCCAAAAATGTCACGGAGGGTGTGACAAATAAGTGATTGTTATTCCACAACTATTTTTTAAAATGTCACGCCCCTGTGACAAATATCTCTTTGATAAATATAGGTTTTCCCAAAATGTCACGGATTTTCCTGAAATATATCCCTATATATATCCCCCTACCCCTCTCTTACCCTAACCAACTTTTTTATTAGGGGGTTATATATATATAAATTTCATGACATTTAGTTATATATATAGAAAAAGGGCGGGAATCAGCCGTTTTTTTTGTCACAAAGGGTGTGACATTTTTCGAAAAAGCGTGACAAACCACCCTCAAACCCGCAGAAATCAGCCGTTTTCTTTGTGACATTGCGGAAAATGCGCGCTTTCCTATCTAATTCAACCAATAGCGCCAACCTATGTCAACAACGTCAACAGGGTTGGACGCGCCTCCCTATGTAATTCAACCCCAGCTGTCGGTCGGGAAGGTTAAAAAAAAGGGGAACCGAAGCTCCCCTGATTTCAGTTGTAGATTAGGTTCGGACAGGGCGGCATGCTTTCCCATGTATCATGGGGGAATGCTGGTTCGTCTTCCTGCACCCATCGAGCGCCGTAGGAGCCATGCTCATTGCTCTGGCCGCCGTATCTGGGGTCACTGTTTAGCCAGAGGGTCTTAACGCGCTCACGCACCTCCTCTGGGGCTTCCTGTGCGCGGCGGGTTAGCTCTACCATTACTTCGTCTAGGCTATCGCCTTCCACCGATAGCGGCCGATACTTGCCCAAGAAATAGATTGTGCCGATGTAGTGGGTCATGCTGTAGCCTCCAGTTCGGGCGGTAGGATTTTGAAGATATTTAAAGGCATCCAATCCTCTTCCTCGCCTGTCTCAAGCACGGACACTACGTCCTCGCGGCAATAGGCTTGCGTGTCGCTATCGTTCAGCTGCAGGAGCGTGAGCATCGTGCGGACAGTGCTATTCCATAGGCGGCAATCGTCGACAGTCTCGCCGTTCAACGTGCCGACGATTTCATAGTCGCCATCGCTGCGCTGCCAAGCGAACGTGATATAGTTAGGAATGCGGGTCATGCTGCCATCTCCTTGGTATCAGCCACCAGCTCATCATACTGGCGAGCCAAGCGCAGCAGCTCTTCACGGGCCATCTCTTTCCCCTTCTCCTCACCATCCTCAAGCACCATTAAATAAATCCGCACTGCGGCTTCCCATGTAGGGGTTAGGTCAATCGTTCTCATGTTAGTTCCTTTCACTTGTGTCATCCGTTATGACAGCTGTAGAAAACACGACTTTGACAATTATGTCAACGTCATAATCAACGGTTCATCGCGTTTCGCGCTAGCCTATGTAATTCAATCCCAGAAAATCAGGGGGTCGCGCCTTCCTATGTATTTCAATCCCAGATCAGGGCGGAGGCGGTCAAAAAAAGGGAGCCCGAAGGCCCCCGATCTTTCAATCTCCTTTCATCGTGTGCTTGATCGCGAAGATCGACAGGAGCAGGACGCCCCAGAAGAACGACAAGATCGCGATGTGGGCGGTCATGCCAGCCGCTCGGCGTCCAGCTGGCAGGCCTCGATGAAGCGCTGCCGGTCGAAGCGGTTGTTGTCCTGATGCAGCTGGTCGGCCAGCCGGTGCGCGATGGCGTGAGTGGCCAGCCTCTCGCCGGTCAAGAGTGCCTTAGCCGTGTCGCTTTCAAAAGCCGTCGAGGCAAGGTCGCGGCTCATCTGGGCGAGAACCTCGGCGATCAATACATAGTCTTTGCGTGTCATGGTATGTTTCCTTAGAACTGTGACCGGCTGCAGCAGGTTCTGCCTCCGCAGCCGGTCGGTTGGGTTAGAAGTTGAAGGGGTCGAAAGCTGTCATATCGCGATCAGCCCAAGGCGAGCGGTCGTTGCGATCCGCCAGCTGGTTGAGCAGCTGCTGCTTGTCCGGTGAGAACCGATCCCAGAAGTCGGCAACGCAGTTGAGGCCAACGCAGGGCTCTTCGCTCTCCTCAGGCGTTGGGCCGGTGTAGCTGTCAACGCAGATCCACAGCTGTTCGTATAGACCAGATGCAAGCACTCCATCCCAGCACTCGGCCACCTCGTCAGGGCGGATCGTCTGGAACCAGCTGTTAGGTTCAATCTTCATGTTATGTTTCCTTTGCACTATCGACGGGAGACACGGCCCGACCCGCTGGGCAACTCGCCCGCTGCAATTCTTATCAGCTGCAACACCTATGTCAACATCATATTAAACACGGATAAACACCTGGTCGAAAACCGGAGACATCACACTGCAATGTGCGCCTGGTCTTGTTGTAAATCACAGCGCGATGTGACCGCGACCGCTGGAAATCAGGCACAGGTCAGCTGCAGCTGCTGGCTAGACCCCCACCCACCCACTTTGCACAGGTCAGGCGCGTGTGTAGTGTATATACACTC